CAAGGGCGTCAGGGGCTTCAGCAGCAGGCTATCGGTGTCGAGGTATATGCCGCCATGCTCTTGCAGGATCCGCAGGCGCAAGACGTCTGCCTTGTACTGAATATGCTCCAGTGGAATACCGTCGATTTCGTCAGGGGCGTCAATGTGACGCACCTCGAACAGATCCTTCACCATATTCCAGTGTGGGTTATTCCTCGGGATCTCGTTGCACCACATGACCATATCGTCGGTGTAGTGGTGGATCGAGGCCGCTCGAACTGCGAGGGCGTTGATGAAGCTGAAAGGCCTGCTGCCAGTCTGTGTGAGCCAGATGAAGTGTATCAATGCGGTCTCCCCATGCTCGGGTTCGTTTGGGCTTTGATGTCTGGATTAGGCCAGATCCAACACTCTCTTGTGTCGTTCTGGAAGCAGATCCAGAGCAGGTGGTGTTCGGGCCCGTAGTCAATCCATGCGATGCAGATGGCTTTACCCTTGGGCGTTTCGACGGGCAGGGGCGGATTTAGTTGATGGATCATATTTCATTGGCCTCTTTGGGATGACGCAGGGTGAGCAGTACAGCTCACCTGTTTCCATACACTTGCGACAGTCGAGATACAGAGCCTCAGTGATCGCAAGCCATAGCTGGCCATCGGGCTCTTCGTAGCAGTAAAGGCTGCCCTGATCGAACTCTGGTCGTCTCAGCCAGCCGAAGGACCAATACCAGCCGTGATTGATGATTGGGTCTAGTCTCATTGTACTGATTTCCATGGTTAAATTTTCACAATTACATGCTACACGACATTGTCAAAGTGGGGAACATCAAATGTACCTTACCGCACAGCAAGTCAAAGATTTGTGTGAGAAGCACGGATCAATACGGAAAGCAGCCAGCTTTGTGGGTGTTGCTGAATCCACTATGAGGGCCAGAATAAACCAGAACAGACCCATAAGAATTTCAGATTCAGTTGTTAAAATTCAGGATATGGAAAAAGAAATAGACGATCTTAAAAGGCGATTGGCGCACTTCTCTAGCAACAAGCCCAGATACGTTTCAGGCCGAACAGACGGCAGCACCAAGGTCATCGCCATAGGCGACACCCACGACCAGCCCGGCATGAGCAAAGATCGCTTCAAGTGGATTGCGCGACATTGCGCCGCAGTCATCCCCCACAGGATTGTGCAGATCGGTGACTTTTGCTCTTGGGATTCCGTTTCGACCCACGAGGCGCCCGGCAGCGTTAACCATGCCCTGAGGCCATCCTTCAAGACTGACCTCGACAGTTGTGAAGAGGCGATGTGCCTATTCTTCAAAGAAATCAAAGATTTGGATATACAGATGGAGTTGACTGCCGGGAACCATGAAGACCGGATCCAACGATTTGAGAACAAAAACGCCGAAACTGTTGGAACTCTGTACATGCAATTTGAGGAGCTGTGCGCCCGCTACCGTTGGCGCTTGCATCCGTATGGGCAATGGCTTTTCATAGATGGTGTAGGGTTCACACATGTGCCCAAGAACATCATGGGGAAACCGTATGGCGGCCAAAACTCTGAAAACCAGATTGCCAACCATGCAACTCACTCGATTGTGTTCGGTCACACGCATCGCGCCACCTTTCGAAAGACGCCCAAGATCGGGATCAACAACAGCATCGAAGTTCTCAATCTGGGGAGCGCCATGCCCGATGGGTACGTTGCCAAGTATGCAGGGACGGCGACGTCAGGCTGGTCGTATGGTATCTATGAACTCTCGATCAAGTCAGGCCACATCCTGTCCCACAGGTTCATAAATATGGCGCAGTTGCAGGAACAGTATGAATGAGGCTTGACGCCATTCACTCCTTTGCGGAGGAGCTGCGCATGACATTTCGTATCAAATACGGTTCGATGGATGCCGAGAGCGAAATGGCGCGAGAGCTCATCGCTCTGAACCTCAAAATGATGAAGATGGACGAGCGCATCAAGGATCTTGAACGCGACCGCCACCGCGCGTTTCATCGAGAGCCCAGCATCCATTACATGAGAACGCATTCACTCCCAGTCGATGACAACGACTGGTTTACACCGGAGATTACTCATGAGCGGGAATGACGACGATATTGTCGAACTGGTTACGGAGAACGATTTCACCGCTTTTGAAGATCCAGTTGCCCAGCGCTGCTATGCTTTTGTCCATTTGGCAAAGTATGCTGAGGCGTCTCAAGACGCCGTCACAAGAGACTTAACCTATACAATGATGCGGAAGGTTTGCTCGTCAATTAAGGCCACATCTACGGCGGATCTGCGGGTTATTGATGGCGGCTCAACCAAATAGCTGTCACAAAATACTGTCAGTCTCGTCAGGCTGATCCCAGCAAATAGGAGATGGTCATGGATAGTAAGGAAGCTTTGCGCCTTGAGGTTGAAGCCGCTCTTCAACTGATTCAGAACGCTCTTGATGAAGCCGGCGTTGATGTAGATGCCGCCTTTGAGGAAGAGGCCGACGAGGTTGAAATCCTCCCCGGCGATTGCAGCTTTCCCATCGTGTGGAGCATTGGCGATTCTCCTTGTGACGGAGAAGGTGGCGAGCCCATCGACAATCCGATGGTGCTGCGCGTTCATTCGTCTGATGAACTCACCGACCCCAACACCAAGTACGACATCTCCTTGCAGGATGCTGTCAACTCTCTCATCGACATGATCGACGGCGATGAGGCCATGGCTATGATCGCCATGCAGGTTCGTGACGCCTTCCACGATCTGGCCTTCCAGATCTCGACGGCTCTCGAAGCAACCTCTGAGAACTTCTAATTGATTGAGGGGGCTTCGGCCCCCTCTTTCCCCGCTAGTGCTTCTCTTGCCACCGTTCTGGCCAAATCATTCATGCCCCATGAGCCGAGGCTTAAAAGCTCATGCAAACCCGCTTCCAGCTCACGGACACGCTCTTCTGTCGCATAGCACTTGCGCATCCACTTGTTGGCCTCGTCTCGCCACATCTCAATCGTCATTTGCTGTAGGTTATTCATCTTTCCCCTCCAGTGCTTTGCGGGCTAACACGCTTGCTTTATGAATGAGGCTCATCAAGGATGCGAAATCCATAGAACCGACCGTTCCCGGCAAGAACGGGCTGATGTTCCAAATCTCCCGCAGCGCCGCCTCCAGCTTCTCAATGCGGTCATTTTGCTTCTTTGTATGCGGCATTAATGCATCTGCAAATTTCATATAATCCGCAAGCAACTCATCTGTTTGCTTGGCATGGCTTGCAGCAAGAAAAAGACGTTCATACTTTTCTTCAGTCGTGTGCCCATCCCATTCGCCATCATAAGGCGGCAAGTGAGCAAACAAATGTGCTTCGCTATCATGGAAATGCCAAGACGCTTGGCCCGTTGGCAAATCAATGTAAACACACCCATGCCATGCCTCATCCCAGCCGGGAATGGCTGTTTTTTTCACACCAGAAGGATAGATACTAGCAAGAAACGCAACCAAGCGATTGCGTTCTGTATACGCACCATCACGCGCCGCCTCTAGCTTCTCGATGCGGTCGGCGGCTTCGTCAACGATAGGGTCGTCGCCGCACATAACTCCTTTTCGGAGCCGTTTTACAAGATCATCGCTCATGGTTCCCTCACAAAGAATTTCCAGAAACCCGGCTGTTCCATGTACAACTGCTCTTCCAATTTCCTTAATCCCGGCAGGAGCATTTCGCGGATTTGAGCAAGATTGACGCCGCCGCCTGTGCGAACGGGATGCGCCATGCTCTTAAGCGCAACACCATCACCAAAATCAACCAACTTAACCGGCATCAAGCTAGTTGCCTTCACCACTGCTGGCGCGGCTACAAGACCCAGCAAGCCGGTAAGGAACTTGCGGCGTGGCAAGATGATGTCAGTCATGGAAAATCTCCCTTATAGATTGATTTAAGGGCATCCCAAACAATGTAGGTGGCTATGATGCAGACACCTACAGTCATGAAAAGAAGCCAAAGAACCAAGAGCAAGTTGAGCAGTTCTTCCATCACTTCTTCTCCTTTTTAGGTTCTGGCGGCAACGGCATCCAATGGGTGGGCGTATAAACACCATCAAGTTTTTCTTGTGAGATGCTGTTTCTGATGTAAGTCCACCACCCAACATACTCTTCTTTAGACTCCCAGTCTGGCAAGGGACATTCATCCCAAGCTTCTTCGCTGCGATAGAAGGCGACATGGGCGACAGCCGTGCATCCGCAATCCATGCGGAATACTAAAACTTCTGTCCCATCTTTTGGTGCGGTGTCGATAGGTTGCCACTCAGTCATATTCCCCTCCATGCTCTCACGGTCATCTTTGCATCGTAATAATCAACAGGCCGCATCCCGACATCCCTACAGATTGCAAGTTCCTGTTCAGTCATGTTCTCACTGATGAACCTCTTGATGCCGTTCAAGACGGTCGTGTGATCTCGACCGCCGCACAGACGACCGATCTGGGACAGGGACCACCCGTGAGCGTTCAGCTTGGCGTAGATCTCAAAACGGCACCGAGTGTATTTCCACTGCTGCGATCTGCCAGCAGCAGCGCGCCAGTTTATGCGGTGCTTCTCAAGGATCGGGAGGATCTTCTCCTTCACCTCTACCGGGCACTTCAACCCACGCAAGAGCTCCGACGGCTGTAGGGCATAGGCCAGATCTGTCAGGGGAGCCGTCTTAGGATCCACAGGGGCAGCTTCTGGCGGTGGCAATAGAGGCTTGGGCGGACCTGCGTTCAAACGAGCCCTGACGGCCTTGTAATGGGCGTGAAGGTCCATGAGAGCGTCAGACATTGTTCTCTCCCAATGCTGCCTTGGCAAGGTCTGCGGGTGTAAACCCAAGCAAATATGCTTTTTTCCCGCGCACTTCGGCAAGATCAATTATATCGCGTAGCGCACCTTCAAGCGTTTCAATCCGGCTGGCCTGATCGAAGATCTTGCTCTCCAACCTATCAACCGCCTTCTCAGCCTCAATATATTTTTCGTGCCACCGCTTTTCTTGCGATTCCCAATACTGCGCCATTTTCATTTTGGACTCCTTTCATTGCTGCGTATGCGTGGGCGTGTATCTGCGTTTTGGTTTCGTCGTCATAGGCGCGCTCAAGGGCTATCTTCACGATATGCCCCATGTGCTCAATCATGTTCTGGATGTAGCGGACGGCCTCTTCACCATCAGGGTTGATTGGTGTTTTCCATGTGCCGGGTTTATCATCACGGTTGATCTTGGTTGCTCTAAGTTTGGTCTGGATCTCGATCATAGCGCGTTCCTTTTGGGTTGCAAGAACAACTTACTCGGTACACGTTAACAAATCGTTTTTCTTCGGAGGCAAGTAGCACAATTTTGCGTGCTTCTGACAGTACGACCCTCTCACTATTTTTTCACAGCAATATTTGGGCCGACTCATGTCATTGTTCGTGATGTAGCGGCAAGACCACCACCTGAGGCTCATTATTCCGTTGGGAGGTTCCTTCATGTTTAGCTCGTGGGGTAATGGGGGAGCCGAAGCTCCCCCTCGCTAGGCTGCCGCCATGTTGATGTAACGCTGTTTGTACCTCTCATGCTGACGCGCAAGCTTCACATTCCAATGGTTCCAGCCAGCAACGTGGCAGGCTGCCATGCCCCGAGGGTCCTTCACGCCATACGAAATGCAGACCTTCATGTGGGCTACGCCTGCCGCGATGTTCTCATTGCAGTCGTACATTTTGCTGGGATCAAACCCCAGTGTGCGTGCGGAGGAATCCAGAAGCTGGAACACCCCCTTGGCATTACCGTGGCGGGTCTTGGGCCCCGTCGCGTTGCACCTGTATCCGCTCTCAACCTTCGCGATCTTGAGGGCGCTGGGAATCCACTGCTCGCCAATCTCCTGCGTCACAACAGCAGTAATGCGATCAATGATCTTCCTATTGTCCTTGGACTGACCTGCCCGCATAGGGCTTGTCACTTCCTGTCTAGCGGCCTCTTGCCGCCAGAACGCCCCAGCCTCTTCCTCACTGGCTAGGACTGGCGATGACAGTAGTGCTAGTCCCGTCAAAGTGTACGCTGATTTCTTGAGCATATGGTAGATCCTCATCAACAGGCTGCGTTGCCACGGCAGCTGGTTTCTCTCCTTCAATATCGTTCAGGGCAAACTGCGCCGAGAACGCAGTGTAGTTTATATTGTCAATGTAGTTATCGGCAAGCTTAGGGTTTGAGCGGCGTCTTGCCAGTTTTATTGCCTCCATCACCACAGAAATGTCATATTCATTGTAGTCCTTGCCGCTGATTAACGAGGCAATCTGCGCTGCGTGGCTGAAGACATCTTTGATATCTCCATACATTTGACCACGATCATTCAAGATCGCGACAGATTTATATAGAACGTCCTTGTGGTCCATTTTGCTTATCCCATTCTTTTATTTTGCCGATGTATCGGTGGTTGAGGGCGACGAGCCCGTGGCTTTCATAGTCCTTTGTAAACTTGCCGGGGAAGAACTCTTCGACGATGACGAAATCGAAGTTCATGAGCACATGCGCAAAATCTTCAAGAGACTTGGCGGGGTGCTCAACGATCAGTCGGTGAACTGGATCGCCCCCTCTGACCGGCATGTTCATGATGATTTCAAAACGCATATGCTCTCCTTCTTTTGGACTTGACTAATCATTTGCTTAGCGTCATCAGCACCGCGACACACGATGACCGTGTCGCCGATTGAGGTCAAGTACTCGTGCCAATCTTTCTGGCTTTTATCAACTACCCCGCCCTTCACCCGCTTCATCTCAATCCAAAGATTCCAAGCAGGCACATACATATCCGGGACACCAGCACTCACGCCTTCGACCTTTAGCCTTGCGGCTGTGGTGATGCTTCGGGCCCCGCCGTTGGGGATCGCAAAGATGCGAACCCCGCTAAACGTTTGGCGGAACCACTTCACCACCTCGCGCTGCTCTTCATGCTCTGTTGGTATTCTATCGGTCAAAATGGCGGCTCCATAAACCATTCGTCGCATTGGTTAGCCACCTGAGTGAACTCCTTGGGCGGCTCCATGTCAAATACACCGCACCGCCCGTCACCACTATAATTCATGCAGTTGTAGCAGAACTTAGGCGGCCCTTTGTCAAAGAGCTCCCTCATCATCTCTTCATGTGCAATCAACGCCTTTGGTTTTTCGTGTCTCATGCCCAGCTCCTTTTCATGACGCGGAAGAACTTTCCGTCTCTTTTGTACTCGATGGTTTTGGGGGGCGCCCCAGTGTTTAGCGCCATCGACATTGCATCCAAATCAGTCTCGGTCAAACTGATTTTAGCCTTTGAGGCAGAGCTAAGGGCAAAGATTGTTTGCGCCGCCTTCTGCCCCGCATAGCCCTCGTGCGTCACCGGGAAATACTCAATGATGGCTGGGTCCGAGATGCCGCCATAATACGACACCGCCAGCATCTCCTTACCGCTGGCCCGGCTTATGTGCTTGCGCCAACGCCAGTCGGTGACCTCCATCTCGTTGCCATCCAACCCCATAATGTCGTCGTGGTGCAGCTTCAATTTCTTCTGCGCAATCGGAAATTGATAGTTACAGCAAGGGCAGAACTCCACACGCGGATGAACGAGCTCGTGGCATTCAGGGCAGGCCTTTACAGGCTTCTCACCTTCCTGCCCCGGCTTGGGCTTCTTGGGCGGCTGCACTGCAGTTATGGGCCCGTGCGTAGACACCACGCCCGCAAAGTCCAGCACCATGCAATGATCGGTGTGACTCTTGGGGCGCATCCCACGCCCGGCCATTTGCACATATAAGCTAGGGCTAAGCGTGGGGCGCAGCATAGCGATCAAATCAATGTCTGGGTAGTCAAACCCCGTCGTCAGCACATTGGCGTTGGTGAGGGCCAGCAGCCGCCCTGCTTTGAAGTCCGTTAATATCTGCTCGCGCTCCTTCTTTGGCGTGTCGCCCGTCACGCAGGCCGCAGGAATGCCCTTCTCAATCAGTACCTTAGCCACATGGCGGGCATGAGCTACGCCAGTGCAGAAGAACAGCCAAGCCTTGCGGTCCCCGGCCATGCTAATGACCTCGTCCACCACCGCCCGGTTCTTTTCGTCGGTGTCTACCGCAGCCTGCAACTCGCTCTCAATGTACTCGCCGCCGCGCTTTTTGACGTTTGAAACATCAAGCTGCGTCGTTGTGTGCTTGCTGCGGAGCGTTGCTAGAAATCCCTTGTAGATCATCTCCTCAATGCTGACTGGCTCAAGCAGCGCGTCAAATAGGGCGGGCTTGTCGGTAATGTAGCCGTGGCCCAGCCTGAAGGGCGTGGCGGTCAACCCCACCACCCGCAGCGCAGGATTGATCTTGGTCAGCGCATTAATGAATGTCCGGTAGTCCCCGGTCTCCCGATGGTTGACCAAATGGCACTCGTCGATGATCACCAGATCAACGTGCCCGACCTCCTTTGCCTTCTTCCCGATAGACTGGATTCCGGCAAAAGTGATGGGCTCGCCAAGGTGCTTCTTGCCAATGCTGGCCGAGTAAATTCCCATAGGCGCGTTGGGCCAATGCTGGCGAAGTTTCTCGGCGTTCTGCTCAATCAGCTCCTTCACATGAGTCAGCATCAAAATCTGCTGGTCAGGCCACGCTTGCAGGGCCTCCTTGCAAAGCGCCGCCACAATATGGCTCTTGCCCGATCCGGTCGGCATGACAATGCAGGGGTTGCCTGCGTTGCCAGCTGAGAACCAATCGTAAAGGTCGTCAATGGCTTTGCGTTGATAGTCACGAAGCTGGGTCATGTTTCACCACCTTGGCACCGGGCCAGATTTTTTTGATATTTTGGACTGTTATGCTGGCGCAGCCTTTGGCGTTATTAATCAGCTCTTGGCTACTGAACTCACCATCGCCGTTTCTTACATCTTGCCCGTTAATTTCATACACAGCGATCCATTCTTTATCGCTGTCTTTCATAGGCCAAGGCACAAGATCAGGATGCAGTACATGTAAGCCGCATCCTTTGTGCTGATATTCAACTGCAATGTTATCTGTTTCCCATGCTTCACACCGCCATGTGCTGTCATCCTTTGGGGTGCTATGCGCGCAGGTCCTGCAATTAACGTGCTTGGTCAATTTCGTTTCATGGCAGAAAGAATGTGCATCGCAGAACTTGCATTGAAACCATGACGGGTCAGTCGATATAGGCGGAGGCATACGTTCAAAAAGCGCAATACGCTGGCCACGAGCAACCAGCTTCTCGGCAAACTCTTTGTCATACCGAACACGCTCGGTGTAGATGCGGTCGTTGTCCTTGCAAACTGCCACATATAAAGCACGGTCGATGCCGGTCCCGTGCATGTAGACCTGCATTTGAGCGTAATGTTCAGGCTTTGATTTTTGGACACCTTTCGCCTCCACGTCATTAAATGATTTCAATGAGTGCGTCTTGAACTCACCGATGTGCTGTTTGTGCGGGGCTTCTGGAACACCGCCCTCAATTACAGCATCAATGCTGCCGGAGACATGGCACCCAAAATTCACACTGTTCTGCGTGTCCATAGGCTTCACCATGACGCCAATTGCGCGGAGATCTTTAATGATGTTCTCTTCTTCCTGATGCCCCCGACGAAACAAGCGCAGGATGCGACCCGAAAATTTTGGCTGCACCGCCCAGCGGAATGATAGCCACATCCACCGTTCGCAGACGCTGCCAAGCATAGAAGCGCCCATATGCGGGCGAGGCTTGCTGGGCCTATTTTCGTGGCTTTTGTCGATAAGGTTTTCGATGGTTTTTTCGCGGTCAGGGATTTTCATCTTGCCTCCTGAAAGTAGACCGGGGCGTTGCCACCCCGGTCGTTGACCTTACTTCTTCGCCCACGGGGGCGCTGCCTTTGTGGTGGCGGCAGGAGCCGCTGCCGCAGCGGGAGCTGCAACGCGCAGGGGCGCACCCCCAGCAATAGGCTTAAAGCCCTTCACTTGGTTCTTGTCGCCGTACTGGTCTGACTTCTCAACATCCAGCTTGATCATCAGGCTGTTGCCAATGAGCTGGTCGGTATCGCTGACCTTCGCCAAACCAACCGCGCGGCAGATGTCACCAAGCTGCTGGCGCCCGATCTCCTCAGCCTTAGGAGACTGGTTGCGGATGTTGATGTTGCCAAATACCACACGCCCCTGATGGGTCGGGCCGGTGATGTCGTAACGGATGGCAATGTACTGACCGGTGCCAGTCTTCGTCGCTTTCAGTTCAGCCGCCGCCATGGTGGCCGAGTACCAGCCCGGAGGCAGCGGGTCATAGCTGCCGGTGTTGCCCTGCGGGAGGGCGGATACGTCAAAGGTTTCGCCGAGGTTTGCCATTTCACTTTGCCTTCATGTTTGAGATAGGGGCTTCCAACGTGATCGTGAAAGAAGGACGCCCGGGGGTTGCAGTGATTGCGCGAGCGAAGACTTGCTTCACGTTGTCTCCAACGCCGTCCCACGCTGTCTTGCTGAGTTCGGGCTTCCAACGAAACAACAGGCCAAGATAGTCCTGCATGTCGTGTTCCGCCGCGATCTCCTGCGCCAAGTCCCCATCAACCTTGCGATTGACGCGGCAGGCAATCTTAATGGTGAAGGGATCAGCCTCCACTTTGCGAGTGTGTTCTTCATCAGGCTGCACCTCCAGAAGACGCACCATCTCGTCCTCAATCAAGCGCCGCTTCTCGGTGGCCTCCCGCTCGACCTCCTTCGCCTCCATCCATTCTTGCGAGAGATCAACGAGGGGCTTTGGGCGAGGCTTCATACCGCACCGCCGATTTTGGCGATGATCTCGCTGAGGTCCGGGGCTTCCCAAGCCCCAAGCTTGCCCGAGCGATCCTTGGCGTTCCAGAGCCCGTCCGAGTCGCACATAAGGGCGCGTTGAGTGTTGCCGTCGGAGTCCTTCTCAACCCGCAGCGCCAGCACCTCGTCAAAGAAGTAGGGAAGCTGCTGGCCGGTCTTGTTTCCGGGCATTGATGGCGCATAAAGGATCCGCCCCATCTCGTCCTGCGACTTCTCCAGCTTCGCGCTCATGTAGACGTGCTTGTTGGGGATGTCGCGGAAGGCGCGAATTATATCCGCCATTTGCTCCTGCATGGCCCCGTAAGCCTGCCGAGGGTCCTTAGCAATCTTCTTCTCGTGGTTCAAAACCACCTCGGCGATCTCACTGATGCTATCCAGCGCCACGCTCTTAAAGCCGTCGCCCGCCTCCGAGGTCAACCAAGCGTGAGCCTCCATAAGGTCGTCCATGCTGGTGATCTCAATGAACGGCAGGTCGGCATCCTGAATAGAAAGCAACCCTCCCTCAGCCGAGAGGATGATCGGATCCGGCAATGTGCGGATCAGACTAGTCTTCCCGGCGCCCGCTTGCCCGTATACGAGCATCTTCACGCCGTTGGCAGACAAGCTGCCCGTGGTTTTTACAGAAATGGCCAATACGGCCTCCTTCGGTTCTTGATCGGTCGGACCATCCGGTCGATCAATACTTGCAACCTAAGCCCTCCCATGGCATTTTGCAATACCGTAATGTCGAAATCCCACAGGGAAATGAAAAATGCTGACAATAGAGGCGATCAGGCTTGCCTTGCAGGACCGGCGTATTAGCATGGTCTCAGCGGCGACCGGCCTGCACTACAACACTATCAAAGCCGTGCGGGACAAAGAGGATGCAAACCCTAGTTACAAGGTCCTCAAGGCCCTGAGCGACTATCTGGAAGGGGCAAAGCAGCATGGCTGATCTCACCGACATTCTGGGCGGCCAATGGGCACCGCCCTCCGAAAATACCCTTCCTCCTGAAGACCAGCTTCGGGACGCCATCGCCAAGATGGGCCTTTCTACCCCCCGTGAAATATTTTTAGACGGAAAGATCCACAGATTTATTTCTGGCACCAAGGGATCGGGCGGTCACGGCGACAAAACAGGCTGGTACATCGCCTTTGGTGACGGGATCCCAGCCGGGCGCTTTGGCTGCTGGCGGTCA